ATCTGTGCATTATAAATTATTTTACGCACCTAAGTTTTATCGATGGGTAAACACGATGGTACCAGACAAGTTTCCGCAGATACAGAAGGATGAACCCAGACTTGTAATACCTTTTATCAACGAACACGACGAACTCATTGGGTTTCAAGGTCGTGCGTTCGGCAAGTCTCAACCTAAGTATATTACGATTATGTTGGATGAATATTCACCCAAGATTTTCGGATTGGATTCTGTCCGATGGAACGAACCCGTCGTGATAGTAGAAGGACCGATTGATGCAATGTTTCTTCCTAATGCAATCGCAATGGCAGGTTCTGACTCCGCAAGATTTGACGATGAGTCGGTGGTATATTGTTGGGATAATGAACCTCGTAGCGTAGAGAACATCAAAAGAATGGAACGTGCCATTGATGAAGGAAAGTCTGTGGTCATATTCCCAAATGGCATCAAAGAAAAAGATATAAATGATATGGTAATGGCAGGGAGAGACCCAGAAGAAATCTCTGCGATTATAAGTAATAACACCTTTAAAGGTCTAATGGCAAAAGCAAAGTTAAGTGAGTGGAGAAAAGTGTGAAAGTAAGATTGGTGAGTTATAGTCAACCCGCGGATATAGAAGGATTAGAAGATGTACAAGATTTGGTTGCATATTGCGCAAGGGTATCTAACCCATCGAATCAACTTAATTCAGAGACCTCTGAGAAATTACTTAACTATCTCGCAAAGCATGCACACTGGTCACCGTTTGAAATGGCATCTGCATGCTTAGAGATTGAAACGACAAGAGACATTGCAAGACAAATACTAAGACACCGTTCGTTCTCGTTCCAAGAGTTCTCGCAACGGTATGCTAACCCAGAGAAAGAGTTTGACAATCTGTTTGTCGAACGTGAGGCAAGACTACAAGACGAAAAGAATCGTCAGAACTCAATTGAGGTAGATGACATCGAGTTGCAACGTGAGTGGTCTCGTATTCAAAGACGCGTCATGTGGATGGCAGAAAAACAATACCGTGAAGCAATCAAACTAGGTATTGCAAAGGAACAAGCAAGAGCACTTCTACCAGAAGGACTCACAACATCAAGACTTTATATGAACGGGACTATTCGTTCGTGGATTCATTATATTGAACTGAGAAGTGCCAATGGCACACAGAAAGAGCATATCGAAGTTGCCAAAGCATGCGCAGAGGCAATTAGTAAAATCTTTCCACAATTTGTATAATAAGGAAAATTTACATGGCAAAACATTTAGGCATTGAGATAGATGTGTCTCGTGACAATAATCTATCAGAACAATCTCTCAAACTCCTGAAAGATTACTACTGTAACGAAAACGAAGATACACCGCAAAAAGCATTTGCGAGAGCAGCGGTTGCGTATAGTTATGGTGACATGGAGTTGGCACAGAGAGTATACAATGCAGTATCTAAGGGGTGGTTTATGTATGCATCCCCTGTCCTCTCAAACGCACCAGAACCTAATCAAAAAGTCAAGGCACTACCCATCTCTTGTTTCTTGACATACGTCCCTGACTCATTAGAGGGACTCATAGACCACTCTGCGGAACTCCGTTGGTTGTCTGTCAAAGGTGGTGGTGTTGGTGGTCACTGGTCAGACGTTCGTGCAGTATCAAGCAAGGCACCCGGACCGATGCCGTTCTTACACACAGTAGATGCAGACATGGTTGCATATCGTCAAGGTAAGACACGCAAGGGTTCGTATGCATCATATATTGATATCGATCATCCAGACATCATCGAGTTTACAAACATGCGCGTTCCTACTGGTGATGTTAATCGTAAGTGTTTGAACCTGCATCATGCAATTAACATCACAGATGCATTCATGGAAGCAGTGAAAAACAACGAAGACTGGAATCTGATTGATCCCGCATCAAAAGAAGTTCGTGATACCATGAAGGCACGTAAACTATGGGAGATTATTCTAGAGACACGGTACCGTACTGGTGAACCATATCTCAACTTTATTGATACTGCAAACCGTGCATTACCAGAAACACAGAAGGCACTTGGACTTAAGATTCGTGGTTCTAATCTGTGTAATGAGATTCACTTAGCAACAAACGAAGAACGTTCCGCAGTCTGTTGCTTATCATCAGTCAACTTGGAGAAGTATGATGAATGGAAGGATACGACTCTTATTGCTGATCTCACTCAGTTTCTTGATAACGTCCTGCAGTTTTTCATTGACCACGCAGGGGATGAAATTTCCAGAGCACGTTACAGTGCAAGTCGTGAAAGAAGTCTAGGATTGGGTGCGATGGGATTCCATTCATATCTTCAGAAGCATCGTATTGCATTTGAAAGTGAAGAGGCACGTGAAGCAAATGAATCAATCTTTAGAGACATTCAAGAAAAATCTATCGCAGAGTCAATTAGACTTGGTGGAATCAAGGGTGAAGCACCGGACATGGAAGGCACTGGTCGTCGTAACGCACATTTGCTTGCTATTGCTCCTAATGCTAACTCAAGTCTCATAGGTGATACATCACCATCGATTGAACCTTGGAAAGCAAATGCATTCACCTCACGCACGCGTGCGGGTTCGCATCTCAAAAAGAATACATACTTAGAAGAAGAACTAGAAAAGGTTGGTAAGAACAACGAAGAAGTCTGGTCTTCTATTATTACGAATGGTGGATCTGTTCAACACTTGGATTTCTTGGACGATCATATCAAAGCAGTATTCAAAACTGCGATTGAAATCAATCAAGATTGGGTAGTATACCTTGGTGGGTCACGTCAAAAATACTTGTGTCAGGGTCAATCACTGAATGTGTTCTTCCCTGCAGGAGCAAGCAAGGCGTATCTACATAAGGTACATTATAATGCATGGAAGTACGGGTGTAAGGGTATGTATTACCTACGCACTGAAACATCAAATCGTGCAGAGAATGTTGCACAAAAAATCGAAAGAGATCGTCTAGTAGAGTTCTCTGAAACACAATCACAAGAAGAATGCGTAGCATGTCAGGGGTAAATATGGAAGTAACAGTATATTCAAAGTCAGGGTGTCCGTTTTGCGTGAAAGCAAAGGAGTGGTTTGATGGACACGGTTTTACGTACACGGAAAACGTTTTAGATAATGAAGAACAACGACTAGCATTTTACCAAAAGTTAAATGGTAATAAAGAAGAGATTGACAAGGGTACTGAACAACGTCGTGTCAATTCTATGCCACAGATTTTTATCGACAACAAACGCATTGGTGGATATGATGATCTGATGTCACGTGCTGACGATCTACTCAAGAAGAAGTCTGGTGGACTGACAAAGTTCTCTCAGACTTACAAACCATTTCACTATCCTTGGGCAGTTGAAATTACTACTCGTCATGAGAAGGCACACTGGATTGAAGATGAGATTGATCTGTCCGAGGATGTGACAGATTGGAAAGGTGGTAAGATGACCACTACAGAAAAGGATTATGTGACAAACATTTTACGTCTGTTTACACAATCGGACGTTGCAGTAGGACAAAACTACTATGATCAATTCATTCCTAAATTCAAGAATAATGAAGTCCGTAATATGTTGGGTTCGTTCGCAGCCCGAGAAGGAATTCATCAACGTGCTTACGCTCTGCTTAATGATACTCTTGGTCTTCCTGATTCTGAGTACCACGCGTTCTTAGAATACTCTGAGATGGTAGACAAGGTAGAGTTCATTCAACAGTCTGATCCATCAACTCAACGTGGATTGGGTCTGTGTCTTGCCAAGTCAGTATTTAACGAAGGGGTTGCACTGTTTGCATCATTCGTCATGTTACTCAACTTTCAACGTTTCGGTAAGATGAAGGGCATGGGGAAAGTCGTCGAGTGGTCGATTCGTGATGAGTCAATGCACGTTGAGGGCAACTCTAAACTATTCCGTTCATTCTGCAAAGAACATGCTCGTATCGTTGACGATGAGTTCAAGAGTGAGATCTATGAGATGTCACGTAGAGCAGTCGATCTGGAAGATAAGTTTATCGATCTAGCATACAAGATGGGTGACATCGAAGGTCTGAGTAAAGAAGAAGTCAAGACGTACATTCGTTACATTACTGATCGTCGTCTGCTTCAACTTGGTCTGAAGTCAAACTTCCATGTGCGTGAGAATCCACTGCCTTGGTTGGAATGGGTATTGAATGGTGCAGATCACACAAACTTCTTTGAGAACCGTGTCACAGAGTATGAGGTTGCAGGATTGGTTGGTAGTTGGGATGAAGCATACGCTGCATAATGTATGAAATTGAATATAGAGTTGAATGATGATGATTTGAAAAAACTGTATAAACTATATACTACTATTATAGAACCAATAATACAAAGGACTAGTATGACAGAAGATCGTGTTGTTTATGAACTGAATTGTGACCAGTGCGCAGGTAGTTGGGAGTTAGCATATATAGAATATGAAGACTCAAACAAACCGATGTACTGTCCATTTTGTGGAGTAGACATTGATCTAACAGACATCGATGATGAGTCAGAAAATGACTTAGAATACGATGAGTTAGATTTTGAGCAAGATTATTGATTACGAAAATCCTTGGATATACCTAGACGAACCCTTTACCTCCGAAGACATTGGAGATTACATAGGGTTCGTCTATTTACTTACAGACCCAGACGGTAAAAAATACATTGGCAAAAAACTGTTTGTGTCTAAAAGAAAAGTCCCTCCCCTCAAAGGAAAGACTCGTCGACGGACGGTTGTTAAAGAGTCTGATTGGAAATCATATTATGGGTCAAGTGAAGAAGTCAAATCCCTTGTTGAAAGTAACACTTTATTCAAAAGAGAAATATTACACCTGTGTAAGTCAAAAGGTGAACTATCCTACATGGAACTCGTTGAGCAAGTCGAACGAAAAGTTCTCTTGCAAGATGACTACTATAATGGTATAATACAAGTTAAGATACATGCATCTCATGTGAGGAATTTAAAAGATGAACATTCATGAATTTCAAAATATCAAGAAATATAAATTTCAGTCTGAAGACCAAAGCACCAATGACGTTCGCATTCGTGAATTGAACGACTTGGCAAAGTACTTATCAGATTGGGGTTTGAATGTTGAACTTGGTGTATACAATGGAGTAACTATTGGGTGCCTTGCAACCGCTCGTCCTGATCTAGAGTTTCATGGATTTGACTCATTTGAAGGTCTGCCAGAAGATTGGGACATGGGACAGAAGCATGTTAAAGGAAGTGCATTTGATCGTAAAGGAGAATTGCCTGATGTACCAGACAACGTTAAATTACATAAAGGATGGTTTAATGAAACCCTCGTTCCTTTCCTCGATACGACATCTTCTCCCATTTCTTATTTGCATGTGGACTGCGACATTTATAGTAGCACTGATTACTCACTAAATCTTTTAAATGATCGAATCGTACCGGGCACAATTATTCGATTCGACGAACTTTCTTGTTGGAGACATGTATTCAATGAAGCATCACCGAATGGAAAATCCAATCGAGTAATGTATACTACTTGGAAGGAACATGAATGGAAAGCAATGAATGAGTGGTTGGATAAATATGATCGAGTTGTCGTACCAATTTCTCGTAACTGGTTCCAAGGGGCAACTGTGGTGGTGACCCAATGATTATTTCACATGAACACAAATTCATTTTCATCAAAACACGAAAGACCGCGGGGTCAAGTTTGGAGAAGATATTGTTCTCTCGACTAGGATCGAAAGACATCTGTACGGGGTCTCCAAGAGATGACACTCCAAGATTAAATACAGATTCTGATAGAGGACACATGCCTTGGAATGATGTCAGCAAGATTGCGGGATCGAATTGGAAGTCTTACTATAAGTTTACTATCGAAAGAAACCCGTGGGATAAGGTGGTCTCGTCATACTACTGGCACCAAAAAATTAAAGCAGAAAGATTTGAGAATATGGACTTCACGCAATATGTCAAAACGTGTGAGTTGTTGCCAAGAGATTGGGCATTGTATTCAAATATGGAAGAACCCGTTGTTGATCAAATTTTTAAGTATGAATCAATGGGTGAAATGTATGACGAACTCAACAACAGATTTGGGTTTGATGTAACCGAAGAGGAATATCTTGGAACTCGTTGCAAATCTGGAATTCGTAAGACAAGGGACTATAAAGATATACACACTGAAGAAAGTATTGAGTGTGTCAAGGACTTGTTTGTAAAAGAAATTGATTACATGGGATATACGTATGAGTAATACAATCGAACTATTCGTTGGGTGTGCACCTAATGGTGAAGATGCAGAATCACAAATGGTGCTTGAGTATACCGCTCGTAAGCACTCATCGTTACCTATCAATATTCACTGGATGAAGCACTCGACTGACCCCAAGTCGTTTTGGTATGGATGGAAGTCAGAAACATGGGCAACTCCTTTCTCTGGTTTCCGTTGGGGCATTCCTGAGTTCATGAATGGTAAAGGTGATGCTATCTACATGGATAGTGATATGATCATCATGCATGACTTAGCAGAACTGTGGAACGAACCTTGGAATGATACAGCAATCATCATGGGTAAAGGTGGATGGAGATTTTGTGTGTCAAAGTGGAACTGTGAACGTGCGAAAGCAGTCCTTCCCAGTGTTCAAGCAATTCGCAACGAACCATACGCGCATCAGCACCTTGCACATGGACTGCCTCAACACGAACGGTATCAACAGGTCTTTGACCGTCAATGGAATAACTTTGATGGTGAGAATGATGAACTTGACAAAATCAATATTCTGCACTATACTGATATGAGTACACAGATGCATTTTAAATATGCTATTCCTCGTCTTGAAGCAAAGGGATGGAAGCACTGGTACGACGGTGAGATTCGTGAACATCGTAGACAAGACGTACAAGATTTATTTGATTTAATGTATGCACAAGCACTTGATGCGGGATATCTACCACAACAGTATGAGTCTAAAGAATGGATACCATATCAGAAAGAATCGCAGAAAGGATACCGAGCTGCGAATGGATTTGATGTTACGCAAGGTCAGTGATGAAGTATAAAAATGTTGAACCAAAATGTTTGAATGGTGAAAATGCCATATCATACACAACTAGAGGATATATTGTTCCTTGTTGTTGGTGCGATAGTCCTTCAGTAAGACCTTTACTCGAAACGCACGGAATGTATGAAGACGAATTGAAAGTGGAAAACGTAGAGAAGATCGAGCATATTTTTCTTTCTGATCAGTGGATAGATTTTTACAACAATCTTGATAGATTCCCCGCTTGCTTACATTATTGTTCAAAAAAATGAGAACACTGAAAAAGAATAGTAGCAACCTTGATATCACGTATCGATGTCCTTTACAATGTCCTTTTTGCGACAGGCAATTTTATAAAGATGCTATCAAGGAAACTCGTCAATATGGAGAGATGTCAATAGAGGACTTTTCGAAGATTCTAAATTTCTTCAATAAGATTGTTTTTTCTGGTCAGACTTCAGATCCAATTTATCACACAGATTTCCATACACTGCTTAAGATGTTCAATGAAAGTAACTGTAACTCCCTACAAGTATCGACAAATGGAACACGAAAAAATATTGAGTGGTGGAAGAAATCTTATGAGATGTCCGATAGAGTTGAATGGATATTTGGATTGGATGGAGTAGATCAAGAGACCGCGGAAATCTATAGAAAAAATACAAATTTTGATGAAGTGTTTGATGTAATGTTGTTGGGCAAAAAAATGGGTGTCAACGTTACATGGCAGTTTATTCCCTTCAGACACAATGAACATCAATTGAATGAATATAAAAGACTCTGCGATAAATATGGTATAAATCGCAGAGTTATACAAAGTGATAGGTGGATACCTTTTCAGATGAAAAAACACAGCATCTATCCTCCACAAAGAGAGATTAAATGATGAAATTATACGGTGAAGTTCCTAGCACTCCAGTTATTATGGCTGGATGCGATTCGAAATATTTTATGAAGTTTGCTCCTGCTTTCGTGGAGAGTATTAGACAGAACGTTACAGGAAATGTTGGTGTTCATATTCATGTGATTAATCCAACAGATGAAGTGATGGCATTGGCAACATATCTAAATTCCATCACACATCATCCTGTCACATACACGTTTCAAGATCAAGATCTTTCTGAATATGCCTCAGAACAAATTCGTGCATTGTATGCAAGCATTAGATTCTTAGTTGCTCCGCACATTTTACAGCATGCGGAAAAATTATTAATACTTGATATTGATTGTATGGTGATGGAAGACTTTGAGTTTCCGAATAAGGCAGTTGGATATTTCCCAAGAGATCCTTTACCCGGAACTGTTGGTTGGGAAGCAGAGGGAACAAAGTGCGCTGCAGGTTGCGTATACTTCCATAAAAACGCAATGAATGTATGCAGTTCTATTGCAGAAACATTAGGTGGACTTGAACTTAAATGGTTTAATGATCAGATCGCACTTAATCACTGGATGAGTCAGGTACCGGAAGAACGCGTCCATAAGTTCGATGGGAACTTCATGGATTGGGAGTTTCTGAAAGGAACGACTATATGGACAGGTAAAGGACCGAGAAAGTATGACAACAAAGATTATGTAAATAAACAGAATTACTATACTGACAGAGCATTCGAATCGAGATCAGATAAAGTAATTCTTGCCCCAAGATTAGATGTGCCTTTTAAGAGATTCAGCATTGTGAAAAAAGGAATGGTGAATGAACCCATTCGTGAACATTGGAAAAACTTTATCGATCAGAAAGTAT